CCAAGTTTACCGATGGACAACCCACACTTACCAGCATCTTATATTGAGATGTTAAAAGAGTTACCACCTCAACAACGTAAAAGATTATTGGAAGGTGATTGGGATTATATGGATGACCAAGATAGTCTATTCAAGTTTGATGAGATTAGTAGTTGTATATATAAGTTTGAACCAAATCCAACAGAAAAGAAATATATGACGGTGGACGTAGCAAGGTTTGGTGATGACAGGTCCGTAGTAATGATTTGGGTGGGACTGGCGTTAATATCTTGTCACATCTATAGGAAAGTATCAACCACAGAATTATCGTCCGAAATTAAGGACTTAATGAGGTTTCACGGAATACACCCACAACAGGTTACAATTGATAGTGATGGTGTAGGAGGTGGTGTTGCGGACCAGATTAAAGGAACAAACTTTGTGAACAACGCGAGACCATTACACGAACAGAACTTCACCAATCTTAAATCTCAATGTTATGTAAAACTATCTGAGATGTTTAGGGAAGGTAAGATTAGTTTAAACCTATTAGAACCAACAGTAGTAGAAGATTTAACACAGGAACTACTAGCAATAAAATTAAAAGACATAGATAAAGATAATAAGGTTGGAGTAATGTCCAAGGATGAGATGAAAAGGATATTAGGGAAGTCTCCCGATTTATCTGACGCACTTATGATGAGGATGTACACAGAAATAAAAACAAGTAAAACAACAGGGAGATATTCAATATCTTTCGTATAAAACCATATATATGATTAAATTTAAAATAGAAGGAGACGAATACATCTTACCAGAGTATATCTCCATAGAAAACTACAGTAAGATTTACAAGATAAAAGATTTATTCAGTGATGATTACTTCTCAGCAAAGTTAATTAACATTATAACTGAAGCAAAGATTGAGGACCTACTTGAAAGTGATTACCAAGAAGTAAGTTACATTGCCAGTTATCTAATGTCATTAATACCATTAGGACAACCTGAATTTAAAGATAGATTTGAATTGGATGGGGTTAAGTATGGTTTCTTTCCTAATTGGAGGGACCTAACCTTTGCTGAGTTTATTGATATGGATACCATCTCAACCAAGAAACCTGATGAGTTATTGGATATGTTACACATCCTTGCAGCAATTATGTACAGACCAATCATAGAGGAAAAGTCAGAACACAACTTTAAGATTGAGAAGTACGATGTCAACACGATGGTACAACGGGCTGAGTTGTTCAAAAAGAAGTTAGATGTTAAATACGTACTCGGTGCTCAGTTTTTTTTTATCAAGTTCGCAAAGAGATTTTCCGGTTATACCCAAATATCTTCGATACAGAAGATTTCTCTATGGACGAAAATAAAGATAATTTGGTCCCTGAGGAAACTGATATGGAATTTAGTCTTCAGAAAACGTTCGGATGGTTCGTTATCGTCAACAGAATTGTTGGAAATGATTTTACAAAGCACGAGTACGTCTATCAAAAAAACATAACAGAAGTTCTAAACCAACTATCCTTTCTGGTTCAGTATGACCAAGAACAATTAAGATTACAAAGAAAGGCTATGGGACAAATTTCATAATACAATACAAATAAATTTATATTTCTTAATAGATGACAAATTATAAACAAATCATACAGGACTTATCAGGGATGGCTTACTACCATCCTCAAATCAATTCTTTTGGTTTTGGTGACATTACGCAGATTACAATGGACATTGAAACCGAACAGGAACCTGTATATACCAAAATGTATGTTGTTCCAAACAACGTTAGTTTAGATGAGAATAGATTATTATATAATTTTTCAATAATAATATTAGACCAAATCAATGATGACTATTCCAACCAAAGAGATGTTATGTCAGATACGTTGGAGATTGCAAAGGATATATTTACAATTATTTACCAATCATACACCGCTGAGTACGGAGATTTTAGTTTATACTATACTCCTGAATGGGGTCCGAATGTTACACCGTTCCTTGAAAGATTTGAAACGATATTGGGTGGATGGACGATGGACATAACATTGGAACAACCATTTGATTATAACAATTGTATACTACCAATCACATCAGGTTTTACATTACCAAACTCAGTTAATTTAGTTAACTACAAACAGATTATAGAAGATTTAGAAGACTTTGCTAATAACCACGAACAAATTAACAGTTATGGTTATGGTGATTTGACCCAACTAACAATGGATATTGAAACAGAACAGGAACCAAAATATACAAGAATGTATGTTATTCCTGGTGACGTTGTTCTTGAACAGAACGAATTAGTCACCAACTTTCAAATAATTGTTGTTGACCAACTTAATTCAGATTATTCTAACCAAAGAGATGTGTTGAATGATACCTTAGAAATTACTAAAGATATTATGACTACGCTCTATTTATCAGAATATGAAACTGTCTGGCCAGCAAGTGTTGACCCCATATTAGAAAACTATGAGACAATACTATGTGGTTGGATAATGAACGTCCAATTAACACAACCTTTTGATTATAACAGATGTGACTTACCTGAAAGACCGTTTATACCTATTGGTAAGAGATGGTCAGAACTTGCTGAGTTATGGAAGAACGTAAACGAAAGTTGGAAAAATGTATAAAAATATAAGAATTTAAAAATATGGGTCAATTAACTAACCAATTTGTATCACAATCGTATCAGGGTTTATTAAACCTTGAGAACGCTAATACAGGATTTACCACTAACTTACAAACTGTTACAGATGGTTTGGGTGGATTATCTCCATTACAAATTTCAAAAACACAGGTAAACATATCAGGTGCGTTCACAGTAAATGGTGCACCTGTATCATTTGACACAGGGTCATTGGTAACCACGTCATCATTCAATGCCTATACATCATCTATGAACAGTTTTACAAGTTCAATAGATGGTAGAGTAGATGCGTTGGAGATTGAGACAGGTAGTTTACAAAATCAGATTAATACTCTTGCAACAACAGGGTCATTATCAGGTTATACAACAATAACAGCGTTTAACAATTATACAAGTTCAAATGATAGTAAGGTTAATAGTCTTATCGCTGGCACTGGTTCTTATGCTACTACTTCATCGCTTACTTCGCTTTCGCAAAGTATAGCAACAACTGATTTAAATCAGGACAATAGATTAACAGCATTAGAAGGTGTTACAGGTTCAATCAATAGAAATGGATTAATCACCACAGGTTCTATTGGTGGTACACAATCAATCACAGGAAGTTTAGATGTACAAGGTACAATCAGTGCCACATCTGCATCGTTTACATATGTAACCACAGTATTTGAAACTGCTTCAGTAATATACTCAAGTGGTTCAAACCAATTTGGTGACGCATCAAATGATACACAAACATTATGGGGTAGAGTAGCAATACCAACAGGACCAGTATCTGTAACAGGTTCAGTTATAGCAACTAATTTTACAGGGTCTTTACAAGGTACCGCATCATTTGCAGTATCATCAAGTCAAGCACAGAACGCAGTATCTGCATCACAATCAAATAACTCAGTATTATTTAGTGGTTTAGGTCCAAGTGCATATGCAAGAACAAATTTTAATAATACATTTACACAAGACCAAACAATAGATAGTGGTTCCGCTTTAATTACAAATGAAATTATAAGTGAGGCTAATGAAAGATTATTAATATTATCAGATGGTAATGTTGGTGGTGGTGGTGCAAGAATTATAATTGGTGACACACCTACAAGTCCTGGTGACCCATTGAGTGATACATCAGTTTCAATCACAGGTTCATTAGGTGTAAGTGGTGGTGTAACCTCGCCAAACTTTACAGGTTTAGCATCTAACTCAACTCTATTCGGTGGTAGAGGTGTTGCACAATTTATATTAACAAGTTCATTCAACGCATATACAAGTAGTAACGATACAAGAGTTAACTCACTTATCAATGCTACAAGTTCTTATGTGACAGAAACTGAGAGTGGTTCATTTATGACCACAGGAAGTGTTTCAGGGAATGTTCTTACATTCACTAAGGGTAATGGTTCACAATTTAATTTAACGGTTGACACAGGGTCTGTAACACCAATTAACACAGGTTCATTTGCAACAACTGGTTCAA